TTCCGATTATGGGCAGAGTCTACCGATTGCGATATTACGCGCACCCAGAATTTTTACGGCCTGCAAGCCCTGGCATTCCGTTCCGCTCTTGAGAGTGGCGACCTGCTCTCGCTTCTTCCGATGACGGGGAAGACGGACCGCATTCCCTACACACTTCGCGTGCAATTGATCGAAGCGGATCGTCTCGTCAATCCGTACTATCAGCGCAACACGGTGACGTTCTGCGGCGGCGTCGAAATGGATGAGAACGGCGCGCCCATCGCTTATCACATCATGCGGCGGCATCCCGGCTCCATCGATAGAGAACAGCTTCTCGTGTGGGACAAGTTTCCTGCATTCGGAACGAAGACGAAACGCCGGAATGTGATCCACCTTTTCGATAAGACCCGCCCAGGACAGACGCGCGGTGTTCCGTATTTAGCTCCGGTGATCGAGACGATCAAACAGTTGGATCGTTATACCGAGGCGGAAGTCATGGCGACGGTCGTTGCCGCGATGCTCACAGTTTTTATCAAGACGGAAGAAAGCGAAGACGTTGCACCCACGTTGCCGACATTCAACGGGAATCAAGCATCGGCAATTCAGGCGAGCGATAACGAAGTGGGTCTGGGCAGCGGCGCGGTTGTCGAATTGAACCCAGGCGAATCCATCGAAACGGTGAACCCTGGAAGACCGAACAGCGGGTATGACCTATTCGTGCAATCGATCTTGCGGCAGATCGGCATAGCCATCGGATTGCCCTTCGAAGTATTGATCAAGCATTTCACTGCGAGTTATTCCGCCAGCCGCGCGGCCCTGCTCGATGCATGGCGTTTTTTCCGGAACAGGCGGCAGTGGGTCTCTGATGGTTTCTGCCAGCCCATCTACGAAGCATGGATGGATGAGGCGGTGAGCACGGGACGCATCAGCGCACCAGGATATTTTTCGAAACCCGCGACGCGGCAAGCATATTTGCAGGCGCAATGGCTTGGCGATTCACCGATGCAGATCGATCCGGTGAAAGAAGCGGAAGGCGCGCAAAAGCGCATGGAGATTCGCGTTTCCACTTTGGCTCAGGAAACGATGGCACTGACGGGCGGCATCTGGACCGACAATTTGCGCCAGATGAAAAAAGAACGCGAGGCAGCGGTCGAAGCCGGATTGATCACGAGCACATCGCAGGTGACTCCGCCGACACAAAGAGAAACAGTCAACATCAACGAAGCGACCCTCCCCGATTCAGAGGGCAATAAAGAACAAGTTCCTGCCGAGCAGCCAAACGGCGGCGGTGCTTCGCCGAACCGTCCATCCACACCCGCTCCGCAGAAGCCGGGCCAAGGGGCAGCAAAACCAGCGAACACTCCTCCGGCTGCTCCCGCCCCGGCGCGAAACAATAAGAAGGCAGCAAATGCGAGTTCTGAAAGTGAGCAAACCACGCAAGGACGCGCGTCCGCAAGTGTTGCGGGCGATAGCAGCGCGAGTTCACAAACCGAAGAAGAGGAAGAAGAAGACGTAGACGATCTGGAAGAGGAAGACGACGAAGAAGATTCCGAGGATGAAACCGACGACGAGAGGAAGCACTGATGCAAGTCATCGACGTTCTGAATTCACCCTGGGCTATCCAGAAAGAGAAGTACGCGGAAATCAGAACGCTCTATTACATGCACGCGCATGGCGAACATGTGGACATTGCAGCAGTTGAACAGGCGATGGGCCGCAAACTCGAAAACAAGTACCGCGCGGTCACGGTAGTGGATGGCGTCGCGATCCTCTCCATCGAAGGCATGATCGCAAAACGCATGAACCTCTTTGCAGAAATCTCCGGAGGAGTTTCTACCCAGATGCTGCAACGAGATTTTGCGATGGCGATGGATGACCAAGAGGTGCATTCGATCATTTTGAATATCGATTCGCCAGGCGGCGAAGTGAGCGGAACCCAGGATTTCGCCTCCCAGGTGTTCGCGGCGCGCGGCAAAAAGCCAGTGATCGCGGTCTGCAATGGAACGATGGCAAGCGGAGCCTACTGGATCGGCTCAAGCGCTGATCAGGTGTTCATTACAGCGAACACCGACATGGTTGGATCGATTGGCGTGGTCATCTCCCATACGGATATGAGCAAAGCCGAAGCCCAGCGCGGAATGAAGGTTACCGAGATCACGGCGGGCAAATACAAGCGCATTGCGAGCGAGCATGAACCGCTGAGTGCCGAAGGTCACGACGAACTTAAGTCGGTAGCGGATCAGATTTATACCGTGTTTGTGAATGACATTGCGCGTAATCGGAACACGGATGTTGACACAGTTTTGTCGGACATGGCAGACGGCCGTATTTTCATCGGCCAAAAGGCCATAGCAGCGGGCTTGGTGGATGGAGTCAAGACCGCGAGCCAGGTGTTAGCGAAGTTGAAGGATGACCGACGCCAATTGTTGTACCCAAGTAATCGAAACAGCGCAACGGCGCTGAACTCCAAGGGAGGCTCTATGGAAAATGAAAACACAACAGTGACCGTGCCAGCCGACATCACCGCCATGCGCAAATTAGCGTTCGATGAAGGCTTCACAAAGGGTAGAGAGAACGAATGCGCACGGATCAGAGCCGTGCGGGAACAATCGATGCCAGGGCATGAAGACCTGGTGGTAACCCTCATGTTCGACGGCAAGACGACAGGCGAACAGGCCGCAGTGCAGGTTCTAGCGGCGGAACGGAAGAAGCTTGGCGCGATTGCAACCGATCTTCGAACGGACGCGGGAAAAGCAGCCGCACATACCGTGACCGAAACCACAGCAGCGCAAGCGACCAGGCCAGCGACCGTCGATATGTCGAACGAAGACATCCGCGCGATTGCGAAAGAGGAATGGGCCAAGGATGCGAAGTTGCATCGCGAATTCAGCGGTGAAGCGTCGTACGTCGCGTTCCGCGAAAACGAAGTAAAGGGCCGCATCCGGATTTTGAGGGACAAGACAAAGGCGAGCTAGTCGCAGGTCGGACCGAGAGATGAGTGCAGTACAAATTCTCAAGATGGAGGTTTTGCAATGCCACAAGATCAACCGGTAACTGCGAATCTGACCGCTGATGTTGTCAGAAATTACGAACTCGGAAATGTCGCTGAATTCGGCATTGATGCGAACGTCTGCATCTTCCAGGGTTCACCCGTCATTGTGGACGGCGTTGTGGCTGGCCTTGCTAATGTTCCGGAAACGGCAGCGGGTGCAGGCACGTTCGTGGGCTTCGCAATTAAGCGCCGCGACAATCGAGTGGGAGCAATCCAGTTTGTGGGCGATGCACCTGGCTCCGGTATAGCGGGCGCGCTTCGCATTCGCGTGAACAAGAGGGGGAACGTCACCCTCTGGGTTGCGGGCGCGCCCACGCTCGTGGGAACGCTCGTCTATTGCGCAGGAAGTGACAACTTCACCGTCACGAAGCCCGCCAGCGGCGCGGCTTATGTGATTGGACGGATCAATGAGTTCACGCAAGACGCGGTAACCAACTCGTTGACTCGTTGCGTGGTGGAGTTCGATGCGCTCATCGCAGACGTGCTCGCTCGCGAAACGGGAGGCGCAGTCGTCGCCTATTACCCCGCCAGCGCCGCGATTACGAACAAAGAGGGAACGGCATTTCTTACCAAGGCAGGCGTCGGTGCCATGACCTTGGCAGCGCCGATAACCGGAACAGACGATGGAAAGATTCTGCGTATTCAATCGACGACCGCGCAGGCTCATACCGTCACAACCCCGGCCAACGGGTTGAATGGTTCCGTTCACATCGGCACCTTTGGCGGAGCGATTGGAGACAACTTCATACTCCAAGCCGAAGGCGGAACATGGCTCGTGCTCAGTAAGACGAACGTGACCTTGTCCTAATGGGACCGGGGTTGCGCGTGGCGCGGCTTTCAGAACACCGGAGGCCGCGCACAAAAGTTTTCTGTTCGAGTTTTCAAATTCTCAATACGAGGTGATGCCGTGGCACCAAATGGAACGATTTCTGATCTTGGAAGCCGATCAATAATTGGCGAGTTCTACATGAAGCTCGAACAGGACCTCGGCGCTTCATGGATCGACGCAGTTACAAACCTCTTTACTTCTAACCAGGAGTCCGAGACTTACCGTTGGCTCGGAATGACCCCGCAAATGCGTGAGTGGATTGGAGGCCGTCTCGCGAAAGGGTTCTCCATCAATGGCATCACGATTCAGAACAAGTTATTCGAAGCGACGCTGGAAATCCTGCTGGATGACATGCGGCGCGATAAGACCGGGCAGATCATGGCCCGCGTGCGCGAACTCGCAACCCGCGCGAATGCGCACTGGGCGAAGTTGCTCACCGCCATTCTCCTGGGCGGCACTACCAGTGTGTGCTATGACGGAGCGTTTTTCTTTGACACGAATCACGTGACCGACAATCCGAGCGCGGAATCGAACCTCCTTGCGCCTCCGATGGCGGGTTCGATCCCAACCGCAGGCGAGATGGAAGATGCGATCCTCAGCTCCGTGCAATCGATCAGCGGATACGTTGACGACCAGGGCGAGCCGATGAACGAGAATGCGCGGCAATTCTTGATCATGGTGGGACCGCAGCTTTTCAAAGTGGCAGCAGCCGCATTGAAGAACCCCATCATCATCGACGGCGGAACGTCACGCACGAACACCATCGTGACAATCGGCGGGTACGGCTTCGAACTGGCCGTCAACGCGCGTCTGCTGTCTCTGGGCACTTCGTTCTACACGTTCCGCACGGATGCGGACACACGATCCCTGATCAGACAGGAAGAAGTACCGATCACGGTTGATGCTGTGGCGGAAGGCTCCGAACTGGAGTTCAACGAACGCAAGCACCGATATGGTGTGACCGCGATCCGCAATGTGGGATATGGGTACTGGCAGCGGGCGACGTTGAGCCAGTTCGCATAGACCCCCCATTCGAAAACTCCCGGCGATCCGAAAACGGATGCCGGGAGATTCAACGTTTATGCCTTTGGAGGATGAGCAAATGAGAGTGATCGTCACAGCACCCGCCTTGGTTCTAACGCCAGGACCGGGAAGTCCCGTGTTGAAGTTGACGCCCGAGGAAGCGCGGTTGCGTCGCTTGTGCATGGAACCCCTGGGAGATGGATTCTATCGAGTGAAACTCGAAAACCATTTCAAAAAAGGCACGTTGGTGGAATTCCAGGGCGATGTTCCGAAAATCTACGCGAGCAGCGTTGCACAAATCGGACCGGACGGGAAAGCAGTTGAAACCGCCGCCCCCGCTCAGCCCGTTCGGGCAGCAGACCCGCAGGCGGGCAAGACCGCACAGAAAACGCCGACTGCGGAGTTCGATTCTATGACGAAGGCGCAACTGCTCGACTTCGCCGAAACCCATCACATCAACGTCGATGCGAGCATGACGAAAGCCGAATTGCAACATGCTTTGAAAAGCAGAACAGCGGCATAAACCGTGACGGTCTATTGGAACGATTCCGACATTGTGGGGATGATGAGCGATTCGCCGAACGTCATCTCCGCAACGCCGGACGGCGGCGAAGCGGTGGTGGGCAAATGTCTTTTCTACGAATCAGACGAATTGAAGCTCGACGCACCGGAAAGCGCGGGTCTGACCATGCATCTCGCGCGCGCGTACGTGCAGACATCGTTGTATGGGTTCGTGGATGGAGGTAGCGCGGTGATCATCGACGGCGCGAACTACACAGTGTGGAAAAGGTTGATGGAAGGCGATGGCGCGATAACCCAATTGCTTTTGCGCGTGGCAGGCGCATAGGAGAAATCAGTGGCTCTCAGAATCGCGGCGTCGCAAGCGGCAATGCTAGCACTATCGGCAACGCATGGCGACGATTGTTTCCGCACTGATCTCTCCGCGATGTTCCACCTCGAGGGCAGCGATCCGACGATCCTGGGCGATTGGCAGGCGCTTCAAACCATCGGGGAACAGATCATCGAACGGATCGTGCAGCAATTGACGACGACCCTCACGGGAATTGCAGGCGTGTGGAACCAGCGCATCCGGCCATTTGAGGAAACCGAATTGCCAGCCGTGACGGTGAAGCCAGGGCGAGAGATCGTCACCTATCCCACAGCAGTAAAGCGTACCTCTCCGGTTGCGAACCATGAACTGCACGTCCTGATCAGGATCGAGACAGCGGGCGATCCGCCCCGCACAGACCCATTGCGCATTCTGGTTATCAGAACGTTGATGGGAGATCGATCCCTGGGCGGCTTAGCGATTGGCATCGGCGAATGTGAAAGAGAGTGGGCCGACGAAGCGGGTACGGATGCAACGTACGGTGTTCTGACAAACGACTTTGAAGTGCAGTATGCAACGGCGACGAACGACGCCACAGTTCAAATCGGCGGGTAAATCTTGCACCACGAGAGGGTTTCATTATGATTGCTCCTACTCCAAATCCGCAAAATCTCTACCTCGGCGCGGGCGAGTGTTGGTTAGACCGATTCAACAAAACAACGCTTTTGCCTACCGGAATCTTTCGGCACCTGGGCCTCGTTGATTCGCTGGAGATCAACACAGTCGTTAAAGCTCTGGAAAAGAAATCCAGCATGAGCGGCGTGCGTTCGACTTATGCCAACGTAATCGTGAGCGCAGATGCGGATGTCACGATCAAATTGGCGGAACTCGATCCTGAAAATTTCGCTCTCGCGATGCTGGGAGAGACGGACGTATGGAACCAACCCATCGCCTCTGCGATCACCGCTGTGCAAATCGGAACAGCAGCGGGAACACCGTACCTGGTGCTCGACCGCTGGTATGACCTGGGTTACATCAACCCAGTGGTCACGGATGTGATGCAAGGCGTGAGCAGCCCAACGACTCTCGTTGCGGGCGTCGATTACGTGGTCGATCTCGCGAGCGGGATGATCAAATTCCCATCGAGCGGCGCGGCAGACGTTACGAAGATCACGAAATGGGATGGCAGCGCGCCCGCGATTAGCACGTTCAAGGAATGGTATGGCCTCGCTCTCCCCGAGACCTATGGCCGCATTCGATATCGCAGCGCAGCCGATCAGATCACGGGCGTGAAAATACTGCTCGACATCTGGAATACACAGTTGATGCCAGAGGGGAACCTGCAATTGATCGCAGAAACGTGGGGAGAGGCGACGTTGAAAGGCAAGGTTCAACTCGCCACGAACCAGCCCGTGGGTCAGCAATATTATCGCGTCCGACAAATCGGGTGATCGTTGCTTGGGAGTTGCGCGGGCGGTCACATCGACTGCCCGCGCATTTTTGCTTAGCTTTGAGCGAATCAAGAAATATGCGATCCATCGCCACTATTCATGCGGGTATGACGATTGCGTCGACGAGCTCGCCGGCGCGCCGATCGCAACCAGGTGTCACACAAAAAGCTATATGAGCAGAGGGGAAGTACAACGATGGCGGAGATCATCGAACTTGGCGGGCGGAAGTTCCGCGCAATAGAAAATTCCACGATTGAGCATGACCTTACGGCCATGCGGATGTTGGCAGAAGCGGGCCTGGATAAAGTAGCGCAGAGGGCGGGCGAGAGTTACGACGACTTCGCAGTGCGCGTGCTCTCCCAGGTGATCTCATCCGGCAAAGCCTTCGATCTTATTGGCACGTTCATCATCGACGCGGAGAAACCCGATTCGGAATGGACGCCCGAGAGTGCGCAGAAAATCGCGCGCGGCATTTCAAAGCTCACATCCCCATCTGACAAATTGCAGGTGCGCAACCTTGTCGTCACCCTGCTAGTCGGTTTCTCGCAGGCCGGGCTGCTCTCATTCGCCACTTCCCGCACGTCTTCGACAGAGGAAGCGGTAGCAGCGCGGCCAGAAGAGAACCCGAAGCCTTGGATCGATTTGCCCCCTGGGGTGAGCTTGTCCGCAGTCTCGGAAACCTCGATCCAACCCGGTATATGGCGATCTGCCGGTGCTCACTTACGGAAGGTCTTTTCACATATACGGAACACCTCAAAAAAAGAGCAAGGCACGAGTACGAGTTAGAAGTTTTGATGTGGACGATCCTCGCAATGGGCGGCGCGAAACAGGAAAAGCCAGAAGTACCGGAGATCCTCAAGGACTGACATGGCGACCAAAGATGTTCGGGTACGACTGAGCGCGGAAGGCCAGCAAGAGATCATCAGCGCGTTCCGGCGAATTCAGGAAGAATCCGTAAAAACGAAACAGTCTGCCCAGGATGCGGGCAAAGGTTTCGACGCGCTAAAGCAGGCGGCGCATAGCGTTGCGGTGGAATTCCTGGGATATGAAGTCGCTCTCCGCGCGTTCGAAGGTATCAAGACGGCGATTGAATCATCCATCGACCTCGCCACCAACATGGAAAAGTTGGAACAGAAAACGGGCCTCTCTGCGGAGACCTTGCAGGTTTTTTCTGTGGCGGCGAAGCGCCTGAATATTGAGCAAGAGAGTGTCAATAAAGGCTTGGGGTTGTTCGCGAAGACGATGGGCGCGCTCGACACCGGATCGCAGAAGGCAGCGAACGCGGTCAAACAATTATTCGGAAGTGCGGATGCGCTCAAAGGGTTGAACACCGATCAGCGTCTTCTAAAAGTCACGGATGCGCTGTCGAAAATGGAGGCGGGCGGGAAAAAGGCTTATCTCGCGACGCAGTTGATGGGACGCGGCGGACTCGAATTGCTCCCTATCTTGGATGAGTTGGGCGGCAAAGGTTTCGAGAATACGAAAAAGAAGCTCGAAGCCCTGGGCGTCGCGATGAGTGAGGATTTTGTTACGAACGCGCATCGCGCGGAACAGGCGATGGCCGATCTGAAACTCGCGGGCCAGGGCATCGCAACACAGTTCACGGCGGGATTTGCGCCAGCACTCGCGGACATCGCAGAGGGGTTCGCAGGCGCGGGCAGCAAGGGTTCTAGCGCGATGAAAGAATTCGGGGAATCAGCCGGGAAAGCGTTGAAGACGATCATCCTGCTATTAGGCGGGACCATCATCGGATTGCAGGAAGTGGGCAACAAAGCAATCGCGGTGGGAAAAGTGATCTGGGATGCGATCAACCCACTCGGGCAGAAGGTAAAGCCGTTGCCTCAGTTGTGGGCCGGGCTGAAGGACGATTGGAAGGCGGCGGGTGACAATGCGAAATTGCAGATTGATGCCCTGGGCAACATCGTTGCGGACAAGGTAGAGGAAGCATCGAAAAAGATCAGCAGCAAGTCTGCGGATGTGACCGGAGCGGAACTCTCCGCGCGCGCGAAAGCGGCCCTCGCGAAAGCCAACCTCGAATTTCAGAAGGCAAAATCAGACGAAGAACTCGCGATCTACAAAGAGGCGAATCGCATTGCGGTTGAAGACGAGCAGGCGCGATGGAAACGCGGTGAAGAATCAGTCAGCGCGTATTACCAGAACAGGGAACGGCTCGCCAAGGAAGCCGCAGTCCAAGTGCAGCGCGGCATCGCAGAAGAGATCGCGCAACAAGAGACCGCCCTTAAGAGCACGGCAGACCCAGCGCAACGCGTCAACATTCAAAAGACGATTTCAGAACTGAAGACGAAGGCGCATATCGAGGAAATGAAATCTGCGGAAGAACAGAACAAGCTCGTACGCGAGCAGGCGGATGAGTACAACAAGCTCGCAGAAGAAGTGCTCGGATTCCAAGCAAAAATTCAGGAAGCGCAAGGGAAGGGACACGCCATCGAGATCGCCGCAATCGAACGCGAGGCGGATAAGTATCGCAAAGACCTCTTGCAGCTCGGCGATGCGAACGTGGATGCGAAAGTATCCGAGTTCGAAAAAGTTCTGAAGGCGCAAGCGAGTTTCAAAACGGCAGAGAAGGACGCGGAAGACGCGATGCGGCAGCTCGATCTCGCGCGCAAGAATATTGAATTGAGCGCAGAGGCGGGCCTGATCTCGGAGGCGGAGAAAAAACGCCAGCTCGCAAAACTCGATAAGGATCGAATTCCGGAACTAGAAAAACAGCTCGCCCTCATGCGGCAGATCGCGGCGGAAAGCGGGTTGCCGCAATTGATCACACAGACCGATGAGTGGGCGTTGAAGATTCGCGAAACCCAACTCGAAACCGAGAAGTTGGGACACGCCAGCAAGGATGCGACCAAGATACTAGCCCAGGGACTCGGCAAAGACCTCAATAGCTTTTTCACAAAAGGGATTTTCCAAGCCAAAAGTTTCGGCGATTCGATGCGCGGACTCGCATTGTCGGTGACCCAGAGTTTCCAGCAGATGTTCACCCAATTGCTGATGAAGATGTTGCAAGCGAAATTGATGGCAGCGAGCACGGCGGGCGGCGGCGGTGGATTTCTGGGATTCCTTAGCGGGGTGATGAACCCATCGGGGAAAGCAGAAGGCGGCGAAATTCATGGGCCTGGCAGTGGCACGAGTGATTCAGTTCCCATCTGGGCATCGACGGGCGAATACGTTGTGAAGGCTGCGGCGGTAAGCAAACCGGGAGTGCGTGATCTTCTCCACCTCATCAATTCCGGCCTTACGACGCCACCACTCGCAGGATCGAAGGGGCCAAGATTCGCGGCGGGCGGCGAAGTGGCAACGGGCGGGATGGTCCTGGGCGGGAATAGAGGCGGAGCGGCCGCACTCACTGTCGGACTCGATTATGGGTTGGTGATCAAGAACCTGGAAGCGCATCCGAACTTCGGGCGCGTTGTAGTGCGTCATCTCAGCGAAAACCGAAAAGCGGCGAATGCAGCCCTGGGAAGGTGATAGTCGATGAGTTTCGTAACCGGAACAGCGACCGATGTTGGCAATTTAATCGAACTGCTCGATGCGTTCCTTCTCTTGGGACACGCGCTCGATCCGCAATATGCGGGCGGCAATGTCGGAACAGGTCTGATCAACGCGTTAATCGGAACAGCTTCGAGCGTGATTGAGACGATCACATGCACGGCAACCGACGCGACGCATTTCGCTGTGGCCGGTTCTGTTTCGGGTTCCCTGGGCAGCGCGACCGTGGGAAGTGCCTTCACATCTGCGAAGGCGCATTTCACGATCACGGCAGGCGGAACGGCATGGGCAGCGGGCGACGTG